ACGGACGCTGGGCCGCGTTCGAGACGTGCACGATCGCGCAACGCCAGCAGGGCAAGGGCGGCATCATCGAGGCGATTGAGCTCGGTGGCCTGTTCCTCTTCGGCGAGCGACTGATCCTGCACAGTGCGCATGAGTACAAGACCGCCCAGGAGGCGTTCCTCCGGATCAAGTCCCTGATCGACGGGTGCGCGGACCTGTCGCGGTATGTGAAGGCGATCCGCGAGGCCAACGGTGAGCAGCAGATCATTCTGATGTCCGGCGCCCGGCTGCGGTTCGTCGCCCGGTCGAAGGGCTCGGGCCGCGGGTTCTCCGGCCAGCGGAACATCCTCGACGAGGCATACGCGCTGACCCGGACCCAACTCGCGGCCCTGCTGCCGACCATGAGCGCGCAGCCCAACCCGCAGCTGAACCAGTTCTCGACGACCCCCGACCCGGCGACGATGCCGGAGCCGGAGGAAGCGGTGCTGCCGAGCATCCGGGACCGCGCACTCGTGGCTGTGACCTCAGGACATCCAGGTTCGCTTGCGTACCACGACTGGTCGATGAACGCCGGCGAGGACCCGTCCAGTGTCGACCTGTGGTACGAGTGCAACCCGGCACTCGGCATTCGCATCTCCGAGGACTACGTGCGGGCCGAGTTCGCGGCCCTGGGCCCCGACAAGTTCTCCGTCGAGCGGTTGGGCCTCTGGCCCCCGCTCAAGAGCACCCGGTGGGCGGTCATCTCCCAGTTGGACTGGGAGAGTGCCAAGGATGCCGAGTCCACCGCCGTTGACCCGGTCGCTTTCGCGGTCACGCTTTCCAGCGACCGGAGATGGGCGACCATCGCAGCCGCCGGTCGCCGAGCCGATGGTCTGTCCCACGTGGAGATCATCGACCGGCGCGAACACACGGGCTGGGTGACGCCTCGGCTCCAGGAACTCGTCGCGCGCTGGAAGCCCTGCGCGGTGGTTATCGACAAGGGTTCACCTGCCGGGTCGCTCGCCGTCGAGGCGGAAGAGGCCGGGATCGAGCTCACCCCGATCCAGACCCGAGACGTCGCCGCCGCAGCCGGGGCACTCTACGACGCGGCCTCCGAGCGATCGGAGACCGACCCGGTGACTGGGCAGCCGACATCTCGTCTGCGTCACCGCGACCAGCCTGAGCTCAACGCCGCCGTGGCCGGCGCCGTGAAGCGGCCACTCGCCACGACGTGGGCGTGGGACCAACTGGCCGCGTCGGTGGACATCACACCGGTCATCGCCTGTTCCAACGCCCTGTGGGGATACACCACGAGGGCGCCCCAGATCACTGTCGAACCGCTTGTCGCGTGGCGCTGATGCCGAGGGGAGCCCCGTGACCCTCGAACTCGTCCCGTGGCGTGGCTCCCAGGTGCCGCTGCTCGACGTTCAGCGGTCGCTGAGCTTGGACCAGATGGCGCAGATGATCGCCGCTGCGCAGGGCTACATGGGTCCCCCACCGCTGCCGTCGACCACGTACGGCATGCGGCCCGCGGAGCCGATCAGCGCCTCGTTTGAGGGCTTCGCGTGGGGAATGCTCTACCAGGACGGCCCTGTGGCCGCGGTGGAGGCGTACCGGCTGCGGGTGTTCGGGCAGGCGCCGCTGCTGTACCAGACGATCACCGACGGCCGGCCGGGTGACTTCTACGATGACGAGTCGCTGGACCGGCTGCGGACGCCCTGGCCGGGCGCGACGTTGTCGGACCTCGCCAAGCGCGCCCTCGTCTACGCCGACCTCGCCGGAAACGCCTTCGTCGCTGACCTGGACGACGAGCTGGTGCTGCTGCGCCCCGACTGGGTGGAGATCATCCTCGAGAAGCGGATGCACCGCGGGGCGCAGGTCGGCTGGCGCCAGGTCGGCATCATGTACTACGAGGGCGGGCTCAACACCGGCGAAGGGGCCGCGTTCCTGCCCGGCGAGTACGCCCACTTCGTTCCCGGCCTGCCCGATCCGTTGGCGAGCTACCGGGGCATGTCCTGGCTGACACCGCTGGTGCGGGAGGTGAAGGCCGACAAGGCCGCCTCTGACCACAAGGTGGCCTGGTTCGAGAACGCGGCCAGCGTGAACGTCGCGGTGTCGCTGCCGAAGGAGATCACGGCCGAGCAGTTCCGCAAGTTCGTCGACGAGATGGACTCCCGGCACGCCGGGTCGCACAACGCCGGGAAGTGCCTCCACCCCGACACCGAGGTCTCACTGTGGGACGGCTCGCTCAAGCGAGCCGGGGACGTGCGGGTAGGCGACATCGTGGCGGGGTGGTCGGACGGCCGCAGCGCACCAGGTCGAGTGACCCACGCGGAGGAGCAGCCGGCCTCGCCGATCGTAACGGTGACGACCGAGCGCGGCAGAGTCATCAAGACCAACGATCGGCACCCATTCCTCCTGAAGGACGGATCGTGGGTCCGGGCCATTGATCTCAACCGGGGCGATTTACTCGTTACCGGTCTCGGATATGGCGCCGACTCGGCGAGCGACGAGATCACCCCGTATGAGGCGTGGGTCCTCGGTGCGATCGTCGGAGACGGCTGCACCGTCTCCTCGACGCCGGTCATAAGCGCATGGGACGAAGGTATCCGCAATCGCCTTCGGATCGCCTACCAACTGAACTCGACCGGCAAGGGGCACGACTACCGCGTACTCGGCGTTCGAGCACTAGCGGTGCGTGCCGGGGTCATGGGGAAGCGGTCCTACGAGAAGCTGGTGCCGCCGCAGGTGATGGCGGGGGGCGCCAAGGTCCGCGCGGCGTTCATTTCCGGCCTGATCGATACGGACGGCACCGTAACCGACCCAGCAACACGCCGGTCGGCGGACGTGAACATCTCCAGCACATGTCGGGCGCTGCTGGTCCAGGTCCAGCACCTACTCGCGACCCTCGGCGTGAACTCGTCGGTCTCGTGTCCTCAGCGGGCGAACGCGGTTCGCCCGCGCGACGCGTGGCGTCTCACGATCCTCGGCAACGATCAGGCCCGCAGACTCGCCGAGTTCCTCGATCTTGCATGCGTAAGCAAGGCCGAAAGGCTGAGGCGCTACTGCGAGACGCCCAGCCGGCAAGACCGTTCGCGATTCGACCGCGTCGTCTCGGTCGAGGTCGGACCGGCTGAGGTGACGATTGGCCTAGAGGTCACTGGTCACCATACGCACATCACTGGTGGCGTGGTGACGCACAACACCCTATACACCGGCGGCGGCGCTGACGTCACGGTCATCGGCGCGAACATGCAGCAGGCCGACTTCGGCAGCATCGTGGGGAAGGGCGAGAACCGGATCGCCAACGCCGGCGGCATCCCCGCCGTGCTGCTCGGCTTCAGCGAGGGCCTGGGCGGCTCGAGCTTGAACGCCGGCAACTACACCGCGGCGAAGCGCAACGCGGTCGACACGACGTTCCGGGACCTGTGGGGCAACTGGGCGGCGTCGCTGCAGCAGATGGACCTGTTCACCCCGCCGAAGAAGGGCTCCAGGCTCTGGTACGACGGCCGGGACATTCCGTTCCTGCACGAGGACGCCAAGGACCTCGCCGAGATCCAGTCGGCGCGGATGGCCACGATCTCGGCTGGCGTGACCGCCGGGTTCGAGCCTGACTCGGCAGTCAAGGCCGTTGCTCACGACGACATCACGCTGCTGGTCCACACCGGCCTGACGTCGGTGCAGCTGATGCCGCCCGGCCAGAACGGCGAACCCGCCGACCCGTTTACCGACCCCACGGCACCGGACAGCGGCGGTGGTGCGGCCGATCCGAACGCGGCGGTACAGGACCAGGCCCGCGCGATCGTTGCTCTGGCTGACGCGATCACCCGGTCCCTGGGCGGTGAACTCGAGCGCGCGTTCAACCCGCACCAGCTGCGCGGCCCGGACGGCAAGTGGCTCCGTGGTGGTGGGGCTGCGATCCGCCGCATCGAAGACGGGTTGAAGCGGGTGTTCAGCCACGTCGAGGTTGAGGGCGTGGACCGGCACGGCGTGCACTTCCTCATCCACGTGAAGTCCCTGGCCGTGCCCGTGGTCGTGTCGTGGCTGGACATCGCCGAACTCGGGCTGCTGGTAGTTCCGGGTGCCGGGGAGGTTGAGGCCGGCGCGGACGTGGCGAAGACAGCCCTGATCATCAACCGGGTCCGCAAGGCGGTGAAGGCCGCCCGCGCCGCGGAGGCAGTAGCGGGCGTCGTCGGGCACGGTCGTCACCGCCGGGTCGGCATGCCCCACGTGGAGCGCCGCTTCAATCCCGACCAGATCCGAGACGACCACGGCCGGTGGGCTCTTAGCGGGATGGTTGACAAGCTGAACCTGGCCGACCGGATCCACCTCGCAGACGGGGAGACGCTCCAGGGCTCCACGTCAGTGCCGCTGGCCGAGGACGCGGCAACCATCCCGATGGCGTGGACCAACCGCGCCGACGGAGTACACCTGCGCCTCGGTGTCGGGGTCGCTGACGACGACGTGCACCGGTGGACCGGGGCCAACCTGGGCGCAACGGTGGACCTTGACGAGCGCGGCCAGCGGGAGCTCCACCAGGGGCTGCAGGCGATGCGCCAGGCCGGCCTGGACGCGCAGACCCGCTGGCACGACCTGCACGACCAGATGGACACCTTCCAGGCCCAGCAACGAGATTTGGTGCACCGCCAGTTCCCGCACCACACCAAGACGCAGGCGAAGGAGCTGGACCGGCTCGACGCGAACCTGCCGACGTGGCGGGAGGAGTTGGCGTTCAAGGAGCACTCCGAGGCCGTGTCAGAGGAGTGGCTGCGCCACAACGACCCGCGCATGGGCATGCCGGAGTCCCTGCGCCAGCAGCGCAGGGCCCGCATCGCGGAGCTGCGCCAGCAGGTCGCCGACGGGGAGCGCCGGCGTGGGGAGCTGACCGCCGACCCGCAGCCCCTACCGCCTGCTGAGGCCGCCGAGCTGACCCGGGTCAGCACCCAACTCGACGGGGTCAACGCCGAGATCGACCGGATGGCCAACGGCGTCCCCGTCGGCGCGGGGTTGGTGCACGCCCCGTGGGGTGATCTGCGTTTCAGTGGGGAGACCAACGACTCGGGCGAGGTCAGCTACGCCCTATCCGTCGTGCCCGCGAACCCGCCGACGGTCGACTTCAACCCCGACGTGCGGC